ACCGTCAACATCTTGTAACGCCCAAATGATTCCTGCACGTTCCTCATAAGGCATAAAAGGCTGACCCTTCTTGCGAGCCAACCATTCGTCACTGTTGATACCAACGATAAGCTTATCGCCTAGTTGTTTTGCGGCATTGAAATAAGCGATATGACCTGTGTGTAATGGGTCAAATCCGCCTGTGACTAATACGATGTTCATGGGCGAGTATCCTCTTGCCATTGATCTTTAGCCCACTTACCGGCTAATTGTTTTTGATGCTGACGAAATGCGAAACTACGCATATCGTATAATGTTGATTCGTCAAACTTGTACCCGTAGTCCTGACAGAATGTCAAGTAGTTTTCGAGATCCTCGAAAATTTGATTAACACGTGGGTTAGATTGATATTGATTTTTTGCCATTTTATTAATTCCTTTAAATAGCTAGTGATTGATAAGGTTTGTTTGTGTTATAGACAATCGTAGCACCGTTCTCATTATCTTCCGATACTTGAATAACGATGTTACGGTCGGGATATCGAGTTGCAATGACTTCATAGAGGTCATCACTAATCATTTCACAACTTTTGTAATCCAACGCAAGAATGTTTTGAGAATATTGATTCTCTAACCATCGCTTGAACTGAATAAACTCAATATCACGGTCGTTGTGAAACACTTCAATAGACACTTCAAAATGAAAGATGTGTCTATGCGGAGTTGCTAGAAAGCTAACATCATACTCATCACCTGTTGCCAAGTTAGGGTCTGTTGCTGCCGCTGGGTATTTATGAATACCTTCTTTTTGAAAACGCACAAAGATTGTGCGTATTGCATGATGCTTAATACGGTTGCGTTTCTCGAATTCTACTTGTGTTTTTTGTTCACTCATCTATCATCTCCTAAGTCTACTGTGTTATGGTCATTGTCCCACTGGGCACGAATCATTACTCTAAGTTCTTTGTTATATCTGTCTTTGACTTCTTTTAACTCAGACAGTTTTTTAATATCAGTAGACCCATTCTTTTCTAGTTGAAAGATTTGGTTATCTAACATTCTAACTGATTCTTCTAGTGTCTTAATACGACTTTTGTATGGCATATCATTCTCCTAATACTTTTGAAATCTCATCGTCACTATCTTCAATGACTTCATCAAGTTCTGGTTCACTATTATTTACTTCAAATAACTGGTCAAACATTGTCATAGCATTCATTGCTTTCTTACCACTTAAGCCCTGACTACCTGACTTCATTTGCATCCAGAAGCTACTATGTGATTCTATCATATCTAAGCTTTTCTGTCTATCTTTTTGTGCAAATATCTTGTCAACGATTTGACCGAAATGCTCATCATCAAACTTGCTCATAACCATTTTAGGCATAATACCTTTATCGTATTGACGATTAGCTTCTTGCACGGCAGTCATATGCATATAAACATTATGGCTTTGTAACAATGTATAACTCAATGTATCCCAACTAGTTTTAGTTTCTTTACCATGTTGTCCGATAAAGCCTTGACCACGATAACAAAGGTCCTTCATCAACATAAGGTCCGTTACTGGACTGTCTGTAAACTTGTCATGTATTTTATCTTGTAATACAGCATCACTATACTTACGATTATCATTAGCATAACTTTTCTTCTCAGCAGTCTTTTCCATACTGTATGCCCACTTCTTATCATGTTCAATACTGTTGTTAAAGTATGCTAGACCTTTAGCCGCACTAAAGAATGGGCTTGCACAGTCAAATGTAATCTGAAGTTTTGGGTTATGATACTTACGAATAGCTTTCTGAATATCACTAAACAACACAGCATATTCCATAATACTCACACCCAAGCAGTGAATCAAATCATGTTTACCTTCTACGAGTAATCCATCATGTATGATATCTACTAATCTACGCAACATCAAATGAACATCAATCTTATTCTGTCCACCGAATGCCCAGCCGTTAAAGTGATTGTCTGGATATACATTTGGGTCACAGTACTTCTTCATTTCTTCATACCAATCATCACTTTGTTTGTGATTACGACCTTGTAATACATTTAAGAACTTACATTTGCCATTACGATGTTTAATGAAGTATTCGTTATTGATGTGAGTAGCCGTAATAGCTTCTTCAATCGTACTGATACCATGTGCTGACTTACCAGTCTTTGGATCTTTGATATTGAATGTAGTAAGACTTTGTGAAGGGATATCTAAACACATACCATAGTCCATGTATGTGTCCATCCAGTTCAATACTGCTTTACGTTTTACCATAGCACGTGGGCAGTTAGGATCTTTCCAGTCTGCTGGCCATTGACATTTAAGAATCTGAAAGCCACCACTGTCACCCAACATGAATGTACCTTCTTCACGTTCTCTAATGATACTTTCACTAGGATCGTCTTTAGTAGTATCTAAGTTAGCATGACCAGCACTGTATAAGCCCCACTTGTAATAGTACAGACCTTCTTTGCTATTGAGAAAGTTTAGTTTCTCAACATCACCATTAAAGCCTGCAGGGATACGTGCTTTAGGGAAGTAATCTTCACCTTTACGTTGTTTACCTAAGCCAGATATATAAAAACTACTGACTGCTGGCAAGAACAATGCCCAGTCGGGCTTGTGCTGTGCTGATAGATTAACTTGTTCCATTAATTACTTTGCGTTAGCTGGCAATAGATATGTATATGTGGCAAGACCACTATCAACTGTAATCTCAGTCGCACCTGCATCAGCAATACGAACTTTCTTGTCACCTGGCAAATCCATAATAGCTAAGAACACTTTAACTGGCCAGTTCCATACTTTAGTTAATGAACCAGTTACGCTAGGTTGAAACACAAAGTTACCACTGTGCGTTGAGGGGTCACCGAAGTTAATCTTCAAGTCACCGTTAACTGTAGTGAATGTAAAATGTTCTTCTTCACTATTAGCACTTGCTTGTTTCTTTAGTCGTTGAATGCCTGCGATAGTTGGCTCGAACTCAACATTCCAAGTAGTGCCTTTGAATGTAACAGTTTTAACTTTTTCTTCTACGATTGATTTAGTCATCAAACGATAGTCATTAACGAATGTACCGTCTTTAGTTTCAAAGTGAATCGTTGATGGAATCTCTACACCATCACGTGTAGTACGTAATACAGAGATTTTAGCGTGTTCATCATAGTCATCAAAACCAAGAACAGTTTTGAGTTTAGTTAAGTTAGGCATACCGAATACACCAATGAAGTCACTGATTGGGCTATTCAATGTGCCAGACACAATAACAGTTTTCTTTTCTGATATTGCATTGATATGTGTCTCGGTGTCTGTACCTGATACTTTAATTAAGTCTACGTCCCCTAGACCGTTTGTGTGTGTAATTAAATCTTGTAAATAATCTTTCATGTTTTTCCTTTGTATACCTATTTAGGCAGTTTATGTTATCTATTATAGTGGATTTTATTGCGTAAAGCAATAGCAGTTTACCCGAAGCTGAACAAATCATCAAATGTACTATTCGTATCTGTACTACTACGAATATCCCATTCAAGTACGCCCAACAAGTTATCAATCTTTTCATCGACCAATGTTTGTTCCATTGCTGAATCATCAAATGGCAACTCAGTAAACCATTTAGGCAATCTTAGTTCATCAACAGGATATGCCACTGATGTAAAGCCTAGTGGATTAGGCTTAAGTTTACAAACAATAACTTTCATACCATCAATAATCTTTTGACTGTATTGGTCACTATTCACTCTACGCAAGTAGTTGTAGTTCAATGCCGCTCTAACGTGACCGGGCATATTAGCACGACCTGTACTACTCTTAGCTTCTAAGTCACCATAGAATGTAAGTTTGTTTACACCTTTAGGAGAACCTTTAGTCCAACTATCTTGTGCAGTTAATATACGCTTGAAGTCTTTTACCGCTTCAATAACTTCATCACGACCTTTACCTTGTTGAAGAACCATTTGTAGTACGTTCATTAAGAACTCTTGTACATACTTAGGAGTATCAGCACGTTTCAAGTCAAGACCCATAGCTTTGATATCGCCTAGTTGTCCGTCTTTGTCTTTACGCTTACCTTCTTTATCAAAGATGTTAATAGCGTAACGCTTCTTGACCATAAAGATAGCACGATCACCGATTAGTTCACGCCCAGCTTTAATAATCTCACCGTTCTTACGTGGTGCATGAAAAGCTTTCTCCATGAATGCAGGAAAACTTTCATTAGCTTGGTCAGCAATACTATCATACAAACCAATACATAGTTCTTTGTCCCATACTAACTCACCACTATCAATCTGTGGCTTTAGTGTAGGATAAGCAGTAAAGTAACATGAGTCGGTATCACCATACACAATCGCATTTCCGTCATGTGAATATTTACCTTCAACTGATTCGTTGATAGTGCTCATCATATGTTTAACAATCTGACGTCCAGATAATGTAACACTCTGACCAATACGCTTGTCATAGAATCTACAATGCTCATTCAACAATGCACCATATGCTGAGTTAAGTAAAATCTTACGAACAAGTTGTCGCTTATCGTAGTATTCAAACTTATCAGTACCATATGCTTCTTTAGCAAGCTTCTGTGTTTCTTTACGCTCTGAGTACCATCGACTTAGTAGACCAGGAACAATACCTTCTTTTTCATAAGTAAAGATTGTACCATTAGCACTTAGCATCCAGGGCTTATGACTATCAAAGACCATCTTCCAAACTTCTGCCGCACTCATTTCTACACTACGACCATCTTCATAGTCAACAGTTAGAATAGTACCGCGCTCTTGGTTCATAATAGCTGTGTACTCTAATGCACCGAATAGATTCTCCCAGAGGATAGATCCTGTTACTGCATCGTCACCGTCTTTATGACGTTTCTTTTCACTTGCTAAACGATTACCTTTGTCACTCATGTATTGGTCTGTGAGTGTTTGTCTGACTTGAGCAACGATGGTCTCACCTGCCATGTTGAGGGCACGAATAACCGAGGGATAGAGTGAGTTAATGTCAACTGCTCCGACCCACTCATGCATTCCCTTCTTGGGCGTAGCAACAAAGGCACCTGCTGCCTGCTGGACTTCTTCTTCATTTTCAACCTTTCGTTTTTTATCTGGAACAACTAGCCCACGTTCGTGAGCCTCATTAAAAATAGCCATCTCAATCATTGCCACTGAACCCATTACTGTTGGAAGCAGTACTGTATTCTCATGTGCAAGTTGATTAGCTAGTTCTAAAAACTTAAGTTTGTTGTGAATCTTCACCAACAACATAGTATCTTGTCTGTTGTATTCAATAAACTTTTTAAAGTCTTTGTTATACAGTTGGTCAAGAGTACCTTCATATTGTGTTTTGTTTTCACCGACTTCCATCTCACCGATACTGTCAAGTTTGTAACTGTGGCGTGATTCATAGTTATACTTTTTGTACAACTGTAGATAGTCTAAGTGAATACGACCTACTAAGTCATAAGTTGTTTCACTTTTACCGAAACGTTCGTACTCACGTGCTTTAGGAAGTTGACCCATCAAGCAAAACTTGCGTGTATCATCTTTACTCATCACTCTAGTAACACGATTGACCATATAGGGTATATCGTATCCTTCACTGTTCCAGCCAGTCAATACATCAGCATCTTCAATGAGTTGAAAGAAAACGTCAAACATTTCTTTCTCTGTTTTGAATAACATTGTATTCTCAAACTCATTAGTGATTTCTTGGGCTGTTTCACTAGACATATGTTTAGGAGCAATCACTAATGTAATACATTGGTCTAACCAATCTAAGTAACAACTAATAGCTGTAACAGGATTGAATGGATCACTAGTAGGACTGAAACCCTTTTCAGGATCAAAGTCTACCTCAATGTCAAAGAAGCAAGTATGAAGTTTAGGTGCATCAACTTTAAGATAGTTTTCGCTGAGACAACGAAACACTACATTAATATCGCTTTCAAATAGTTTCTTACCTGAATGAATGCGTCTTTCTTTTTCAAACTCTTGTCGTTTGCGAGTACTGAACCGACTGACTGGATCGCCATAGATACTACGATGCTTACCCTTATTATCAGGATAATACATTACATAGTTTGTAGGATACTCTTTGTATTGACGCTTGCCGTTATTATCCCTCTCTACAACGTAGATGCGATCCTCATCCCTGCTATGAATAGCGTCAACGTAACTCAAAGTGTTTTGCCCACAGTTTCCAAGATAGTGTTGAGTTCATCGTGGTCTTTGTTAGTCTGACCGAGACTTGCTTTGTGTGCAATACGCACTGCCTTCTTCAATGTAGAAGCCTTGATTTCAAGTTCTTCTGCTACTGCTTTAATAGTGTCGTTCAATCCACCTTGCAGTGTATCAATCTCATGCATGACACTCATGCCCTCGTTGATAAGTTGTGTAAGTTTGATTTTTGCTTCACCGTTAAAGGTTCTGTTATAGTCTGACATAGGTTCTCCTTAAATATCTAGTTAGTATACACGGATTGTGTAGTGTAGTCAAGTGTTTTTCTTACCTTCGACAATCTTCTTGACCAAAGTATGTAAGCCTGGGTTAACTCGTAGTGCGTGTGGCATTAGTTCATTGCGAATATAGTTTCGGGTATAGCGTGAGTTTTTGTTTGATTCATCTTCAATCCAAGGTACATTGTGACTCTCGCACCAATAGATAAAATCTTGCTTTCGGGTAGTTAAGAATGGTCTGAGTACGTTGTTGCGTGTTAATGGAATGACTTTGGGTGTACCATGTAACGCTGACCAAATATATGTTTCAACACAATCATCTAAATGATGACAAGTAATGATTGGTCCTAAATCTTTAAAGAAATCATATCGTTCTCTACGCCAGTATTCTTCTTGTGATTCTTTTGTATTTTTTTCTGTGCGGCAAAAGCCTACAAACATAACTATATTGTTATCGGCACAGTAGTCGGCAACAAACTTAAATGCACGTTCACCATGTTGTGTACCGTGATTAAAATGTGCAATAGCAATATCGTGCTTGCGACTTAGAAAGTCAACAACAGCCATACTATCTACACCACCGCTACAGGCAACTGTGATTCGTTTGGGTAAGGGAACAGTTAACTTAATCATCTATGCATTGTAGCATAGATTAATAGTTATTGAAAGATATGATGGTTAGCTTCGCCGTATATTTTGATGTACTTACCCGCAAGCATATCTGCCATTGCTTCAATTGGGCTACCAGGATAACTATCACCTGGATCAATCATATCTAGTTCACCTTGACGAACGTGAACTAACTCATGGAATACTGTACGTAGTATATCTACTAGGTTACGATTTTTAGCATATACCCAAATCTTATCATCACCCATTTTATGTCCACCGGTATGATGATTATTCTGTGCTTCTTCAGTATCCATACTAAGTTCAATATGTGGCTTATTTTTTAAATGTAATCGTTTACATGCCCAGTCACAAAACTTATCAACTTCTTGTTGTAAGTCATTATCACCGCCCTCATCTAGTTTATTTTTAATCCAACTATCTGGACTACGGTGGAATTTCTTTACAAACAAGTCATGTAGTGCTTTACCAGTGATACTATGTTTGCTAGCAATTCTTCGCATCAATTTATCAATGGTATTGTAGTCGTGCTTCTCTAAGCTAGGAAGTTTTCTAGCTAATTCTTTGGCTGCGGATTCGTCTAAATCTGTTGATCTCATAATAGTATTTATACTGAAGGATGTTAGTTACACCAAGAAGTCTTAGCTTCTCCGTAATATTCTCTTGCAAATCCATTTTGTATTAGCATCATTCTTAAACTTTGTCCATCTAATAATATATCACCTAATACACGACCACCATACTTATCCCAATCAGCAATAGCTACCTGACGCTTCTGTGCTTTACTGATGGCATTTTTTGTGAAGGCAGAAGCAGCCTGACCACGTTGGTCTTCAGCCGGACATTGCGCCCTATGACCCTTTTCAGGTGTATCAACACCAAATACACGAATACTTAGTTCTTGTTTTAATGGTGGAGGTAAAAATGTTGCTTGAAATGCTACAGTATCACCATCAATAACTCTTGTGATAGGGAAATCATAGATATTCATTGGCTTTTGTTTTTGTGCAACTGCAACAGTAGATATTGCTAATAGTATGATTGTTATTAGTTTTTTCATTTAATCTCTTTATAAAATATTCTTATAATCAATAAACTTTGCGTGTCTATCTTGTAATCCGCGCATTGCAGGATTGATTTTTTGTGTTACGGCTTTCGTATCATTGAAGTTATTTATATGTGGCTTAACACGTGTCTGCCAATACCATATAGCAATCTTTGCCGCAATATCAGGACGTTCTGCTAACTCAGGTTGTTGCAGTA